GTTAAGTTTTAAATATTAAGGAGAAATCAGCATGAGTATTGATAATATAATGTGGATACTTGCTATATTTGCGTTTGTAGGTGTACCAGTTATATATAAGCTTTCAGAGGTAATTACTATGCAAATAAAACGAAAATCACTAAGAATATTTTTAACGTGGATTGTGTATTCTTTTGCTATGTTCTTCTGTTTTGCTATGTTTTCCTTGTTGACCTTGACGATTATTTGAATCAGGAGTTCTTGAAATGAAATTCATTAAAGAGTTATTGAAAGAATATCCAATAGTATGGAAAATTGTTGTCTTAGTACTAGTGTTAGATTCTATAGCTATAGTATTAACTTTTATTGATTTATTAGCATAGAAATACAAGGGTGGGGACAGATTGACCCCTCCCTTGAGTCCGTGACGATTTGTCACAAAGTTAAACGTAACCCTCCTGAAAGGAGAAATAGCATGAATGATGAAGTGAATAAAGATAAGTTGATGCATTTAACAGTGAAGATTTTTACTTCGTATGTATCTAATAATGAGTTAGAACCAGAAAAATTTACAGATCTTTTGAAGAGTGTTTATGATACTCTTTCAGGATTACAATCAGGAGTATCAAATATTGGATCTCTTCCCGCCGTACCAATAAATGAATCAATCAATCCAGATTACCTGATTTGTCTTGAAGATGGTAAGAAGTTTAAGTCTCTAAAACGGCATTTGCGGACTCACTATGGCTTATCTCCAGAGGCGTACAGAGAAAAATGGGGGCTTCCCAGCGATTATCCGATGGTTGCACCAAGCTATGCGGTCAAACGCTCTATGCTTGCCAAAAAAATGGGACTTGGGCAGAAAATGGGAAATGGTGCGAGTAATAAAGTTACGGAGGTTAGAGATGAGTCAGAAAAATAATGAAGAATTGATTGATTTCTTACAGAATGAATCTGAATTCTCACGATATATTATTCGTGACTTTGAGATGAGTGTTATTGAGAGGGTATTTGATTATTTTTCATACGATTCATGGAGAGTTGTTCTTGAATTCTTACAAAATGCACATAAAATAAGCTCAGAGGAACATCCTGTATTGTACGAATTACTAAAGATGAAGATTGATAGCCATTTGTCGTTAGACAGGAAATTAGGAAAATATATCCTTTCCAAGAAAAGGATTGTAACGGAAAGTGAGGCAGAAGACTTCTGTGGTAACTATTGGTTATTCCCAGTTAAAGAAACTTCAGAATGATTAATATTTACTAAGAAAAAGAACAAGAGAATAATTTAGAAAAAAAGCTACGGGACTTAACTGTTTGTTCATTTTCTTTCTCTTGTTCTTTTCTGTTATGTGTGATATTTGTAAGAACATCATCATGCGGAATTATGTCATCAATATTCGAACTGTAAGATGTAAAGACAAAGTTTGAAATACATTCTTGAGAAGGAGTCTCAGGTGTCTTATTTGTACTGGAATTAAAATGAAATATCTCCTTAAATGTCATATTTTTGTAGAAACTAAGCCGTGGCATGTATTTTTGATTAAGACCTTGTTTTTTGTTATTAAGTGATTTGGCGTAAATATTTTTTGGTATAGGGTTCGACTTTGAAACCATTAATTTAGGTCTGTCGATATTTTTTCTAGGTATTGATAACGAAAGTCTGGTCATTGTCATACTCCTTAAAAAGTCAGTTATCCGGAATTTCCGGATAACTGAACCATATTACCGACATCGGGAAAATGGTCAAAGTCTAGTTTCTCTATTCAACAAAGCCCTGCAATATTCTCTTGTGCTTCTTAACTCTACGTTTGTCATTCTTGATATGAAGGTAAACATCTCCTTTATTTCAGGTATGAAACTTGGCTCTAATATAGTGTCATCTACAATGTAATCTATGCTAACGCCTAAAACATCACATATTTTTTTAATGTTTCTAACGCTTGTGAAAGGCAAATCTTTAATCTCGTAATTGCATACATTCCTTTGTGTAATGTTAGACTTCCTAGATAGTTCTGATTGAGTCATGTTTCTGATAATTCTTAAGGCTCTTATTTTAGATCCTATTTTTGTATTTTTTTTCATGTAATTAACCCTTTACAGTTTCATTAAATTATTGTATATTGTAGCACAGGTTTAGTAAATTATGGCTCAATTATTAACAGCGGATATTAACAATGGAACAAAAAACACCAAATAGACAGACGTCGAACAGACGCTCAGAGGCAACGGTAAGGGAATGTTTCGATGGAAAATTCAACAATGTAAATTGTAGTAAAAATGAATTAAATGACGATCAAAAAAATGATTTGAGAGAATTCGCACCTTTTCTCAAAACACTAAGACAACAAGCTCACCTTGTTGGCGTCACAGAACACTCCTTACAAATGATCTTAGACAAGGACGAGGAGCTAGCGAAGTATTGTAGGAGAGAGAAATCCCTAAAAATTGCCAAAATGGGTCAGGTTCTTTACCAGAAGGGCATAGATGGTGACGCAGGCTCACAAAAATTCTATCTTGAGAAAATGGGGGGATATACCGACGAATTAGAAATAATAGAAACAGAGAAGAAATTCCTCACGCTTCAAGATATGTATCCAAATGATGTTAATAACATCAGCGATAAGCAGAGAAGCGCTGTAATTGAAGAATATGAAAAAAATAAAGAAAACGAGAAAGAACACCAAGAACAAAAGGAACAGGAAAGGAAAACGACGTAATGAGTTATGCAGAAACGTACAACGAATACGAAGAGGATTTTTCAGAGTTTAATTCGCCCTACAATGCCGATGAGGTAGACTATGATAAGTGGGATATTTGCGAGATTTGTCAACTAGATTGTGTGGAGGCAATAAAATACAGAACTGATAAAGAGTCAATTGATATTGAAGAGGTTAATTTTTTCGGAAATATTGAGCATTCAGCAGCCGTTTATGGGGCTATAGGTATACTAAGATTTTTAAAAGATAGGTATGTAATGTCATGGACAGAAGAAAATAAAGACGGTCAAACTGCACTAGATTTATGCAGACAACAATGCGAAGAAGACACTAGGGAAGAGTGCATAGAATTTCTTATGAAAGTTTCAAAATCAGGTACGAGAAATGTGAATTAAATGCAACTTAATCCATTCTTAAGAGATTTCTGGCAGGACACACGTGCTATTAAAGTACTGTTTGGAGGAAGGGTATCAACGAAGACTCACGATTCAGTAAGAATGTTGATATATATTGCAACTATTGTTAAAACTGTCATTGTATTTGGGCGTCAATATAAGTCTAGCATTGATCAAAGTATCTATACAGTTATAAAAAATGTTATCATGGAAGAAGATTATTCTACTATTTTCAAGATATTTAAATATAAGATTGTTTGTTTAGAAACAGGAACAGAGTTCAGGTTTGTGGGTCTAGAAAGGAACACAATAGGTCTAAAGGGTCTAGAAAATGTCGGTATATTCTTGTTAGAGGAATCAGAAGCCCTTACAAGTGAACAGTGGGATTTGATAGAGCCTTTGGCTAGGAATGAAGGCTCATTTATTATTTTGATATTCAACCCGAGATTTGCGACGGATTTTGTATATACAAAATTTGTACTAAACACTCCTGAAGATTGCATCGTACAGCATATAACTTACAAGAATAATCCTTTCCTATCAGAAAAGATGAAGAAAACAATCGAAAGGGTCAAGAAAGAGGATTTCGAGAAATATGAGCATGTCTACCTAGGTAAGCCTTTATCTTCTAGTCAGTTATCCATTATAAAGCCTGAATGGATAGAGGCAAGTGTTGAGGCGGAGAGCGTTTTGGGCGTAGAAATATGCGGTCGCACGTCTTCTGGCTTTGACATAGCCGACACAGGCGGTGACAGGTGTGTTATAGTTTGCTCTAAGGGTGGTAGTGTGAAATACCTTGAGTCATGGAAGGCTCGAGAAGATGAATTGCTTATGTCCGTTGACAGAGCATACACCATATCAAAGATGCAGGGATGCACAATTATTGTGTATGATAGTGTGGGTCTTGGGGCATGCTGTGGTGCGGAGATAAACAGGAATAACAAGAAGCAGACGTACGTACAAGATATGATACGAGCTGTTGGATTTAACGCGGGTTCAAGGAAAATATACAGAGGTGAATCTTTAGTAGAGCATTGTAGCAATATTAAAAATAAAGATTTCTATTCTAATCTTAAAGCTCAGTCTTGGTGGAATGTTTCTGATAGGCTAAGACACACATACAATGCTATAAATGGAAAAGAAGAGCCAGACATGTCTAAAATAATATCAATCAGCAAAGATATTAGTTTTTTAGAAAATCTAAAAATAGAACTCTGTACGCCAGAGAGACAGTATGATGATCAGGGTAGAGTGAGAGTCGAAAGCAAAAAAGATTTAGCTTCAAGAGGCGTCCCCTCGACAGATTTAGCTGATGCGTTTATAATGTCCTTATGGAAAAGATGAAAAGGTTTAAATTATGAGAAAAAAGAAATGTAAACACAAAAAATCACCAGAAATTAAGAAAAACATCCAAAAGAATAAAACAATGTTCACGTTCGGGTCAGACAAGGTATTGGGTAGAGGAACAACAGATTCAAGAAATCCAAATTCGGCTATCAGAGTGAATCCAAATTCTTTTCAAATAAAACAACCTAATACAAAATCAATTTTGTCAGATTCACACACATCAGATTCTAGTTTCTCTAATTGCCCAAGTACATTCGGAGTTTTTGGATTTAACGGACTTAACCCAGAATTATTGGCATTTTTTGCTAATCAATCATTTATTGGTTATCAAGCATGTTCTATATTAGCACAGAATTGGTTAATGGATAAAATATGCAGGGCACCCCCTGAAGACGCATTGAAAAATGGGTATGAACTTAATTTTTCGGAAGAAGTTGATCAAAAAGTCATTGACAAGATCGACTCTGTTGACAAAATTACCGACATAAACAAGTACTTATTAAATGCAGAGTATTATAGACGCGTATACGGTTTAAGTTTGGCTCTTTTCAAGGTGGATTATAAAGATAAAAAGGCATATGAAAAACCTTTTAATATTGATAATGTTAGAGAGGGTTCTTATATAGGAATTAAGCAGGTTGACCCTAGCTACGTATCCCCTATCTTGACGTCAAGAGGTTTGACAGACCCCGCATACATAAACTACTTTGAGCCAGAATTTTGGCTCATAAATGGTGTACAATACCACAAGAGCCACTTTTATGTGTCAAGATATGCCCCAGTGACTGACATATTGAAAAGCGTTTATTTGTACGGTGGTAAGCCTCTGGTTGAGATGGCGGCAGAGCGTGTTTACGCGTCAGAACAGAGTATGAACGAATCACCAAAGCTACTTTTCACAAAAAGGCTTAAGTTAGTTAAAACAGATATGCAGTCTCAAATAGGAAATGCTGAATTCCAAGAGAAAATGCAAATATTGTCATCATTTGCAGATAATAATGGTGTGTATGCTGTAGATAATAACGAAGATGTTCAATTCCTAGATACAGATCTTGCAGGAATAGACGATATTGCATTCAATCAGTATCAAATGGTCGCCGCTATTGCATGGATGCCCGTAACGAGGCTTCTAGGGACAAGTCCTAAGGGGTTTAATGCTACTGGAGAGCATGAGATAAAGCAATACTATGATTCGTTGGAGGTCATACAGCAAAAAATATACACTCCTATATTGAGAAAACACTATGATATATTACTAAGGTCTTTGGGTAAAAAGGACATAGAAACACCTGAAATCATATGGAATCCTCTAATGTCCCCATCGGAAAAAGAGCTATCGGAGATAAGAAAATCGAATTCAGAGACAGACAGAAATAATTTTGAAATGGGCGTAATAGATTCAACAGAAATTAGGCGTAAACTATCGGAAGACGAAAATAGTGGGTACAACAACATTGAAATAGTTGACAAATCAGAACTGGAAGAGACAAAGGAAGTGGAAGCATTAGAAAATGGCGAATAATGACAATGATGATGAGATTATAGCTGAAGGCGGTATACTCCCCCCTCCTATTTCAGTTTTCAACGATTTCAATAAAACTTATTCAGATTTTTCAAAAGAAATGTTTGCCATTTCCCAAAAAGCCATAAATAGGATTCTTGAGAAATCAAAAACCATAGTGGGAACAGGTAAGAGCTTGTCCGTGATGGCAGGAAATGAGCTTGATGATCTTCTTGATGACTTAGATTCTTTGGTTACGAATAAAGTGCCAAAAGATATGCAGGATTTGTTCAATAAGACCAATGAAACATCGAATCAGAGATTTAGTGCTAGCATGGGTAAAGTTTCAAAGAAATTTAGACTCGGAAAAACATTTACCAATAGAAGAATAAAAGAGATAATGAGAGCATCCATAAAAACGAATGTAGGTTTGGCTCGTTCTCTGTCTCAGACTCAATATAAGAATATTGAGGAGTTGATATTCAGATCAATTCTAAGCGAGCAAGGGGTAAATATGATAACGTCTAAAATAGTGGAGCAAATACCAGATATCAAAAACAAAACACGAAAAAGAGCCAATTTTATTGCACAAGATCAAACCAGAAAAGCATACAATAATCTGTCAATAGCAAAGATGGCTTCTGTTGGGGTAAACGAATTCCAATGGTTTCACTCGAATGCTGGAAAAGTACCCAGACCTTTCCACAAAACAATGTCGCCCGCGGGTCTCAATAGGGGTATATTTTCCATAAAGAACCCGCCAATCATTGATGAGAAAACAGGAGAAAGAGGTTTCCCTGGTCAACTTATAAATTGCCGTTGCTTTCCAAAACCCGTTATAGTAGTGTAGGAGAATATTATGAGAATTGAGATAAATGAAGAATTATTGCTTGAAATGTTATCAGATGTACAGCATGAAATATGGCGTGTATCTAAGAATCGTCTTTTAAGTGTTTTGAAGGATGGTAAGATTCCAAAAGAAAAGTTAGAGGATTGGGAAAAAAATTGTGACAAGGATTATAAAAAATTGACGGAAGAATTGAAAGAGAAAGATAGGATTGTATCTAGAAAGTTATTACAATGTTTTATAACATACCTAAAAAACAACGGATATGAATATGTCAAGTATGATGCAAGGAAAAGATAGCGAAAGAAGTTTTGACGGTAACGGATTCCTTCAGGTAAAAGGAAATCCTATAACGAAAGTTTGTGTTTCTGATTACCTTGGTCGAGAAATATCATCGGACTTAGAGCCTGACAAGGTATACAAGGTATTTAGACCTCCTGAAGTACTAAAAGACCCTGAGACAATAAAATCATTCAAATTATTGCCTGTTACTGATGGTCATGAGCATTTAGGGGCTAGAGAGGACGGACTAACCCCTGCCGAAGAGAAGGGTGTAGATGGGACTATAGGGAGTGATGTTTTCTTTGAGGATGGCTATTTAAAAGCGGATATTAAAATATTCTCAGAAGCATTGAAAAGAAAGATTCAATGTGGTAAAAAAGAACTATCAATCGGATATGACAAAATTCTAGAGAGGCGTTCAGGAAATTTTAATGGTGAGGATTATGAATTTGTCTTTACAGCAATGAGAGGTAATCATTTAGCTGTAGTTGATAAGGGTCGTATGGGCCCCGATGTTGCAATTATGGACAGTAAAATATGTATTATCATGAGAGATCGTATAATTGTTGAAAAATGGCTTGACGTAAGCAAAAAAGTCATACATAATCAGGACGAAGCTAACAAAAAGGGGGAAAAACAGATGCCAGATAAGGAAAACGAAGAAATGGAAGACAAAAAAGATGAAACAATGAAAGAAAATGAAGACGAAAAGGATAAAACTGAAGACAAAAAAGACAAGGAAATGTCAGACACAGACGACACAAATGACAGGTTCGAAAAAAGAATGAAGAAATTTGAAGAGGATGTAGGAGAATTAAAAAGTCTATTCAAGGCTAGAGGTTCTTCAGATAAAAAAACTTCAGACTCTGAACTAAAAGACAAAGTAAAAAATATTGTAACAAATCATATGGATACGTTAAAGAGTGGTTTCTTAAATGATGCCGTAAAGGATTTGCAAGAAAAGACAGATCTTGCCTCTAGAGCCTCACATCATATCGGTGTATTCGACCATTCCGACATGAACACAAAACAGGTTGCAAGATATATCGTAGATAAGGCAGGATTAAAATACGTTAAGGATGGTCAAGAGATTACAGCTTGTAAAGTTTTACTTGACACACAGGGAAAGCAAAAAGAGTATGTTGTAAATGGTAAATCTTCAGATTCTATCGGTGTTAATCTAATCGAAGAGAAAATGAACGCAGAAATCAATAAAGGTGTGTAAAGATGTCAGCTACTTTTCAAAAAACTGTACAAAGATTTCAAGGTTCAGGTGTTACTGGTTCTCGTAGAAAGGCTGGAGACCCTTTTAGGGCAGAGCCTTACTTATTAAATTCTACGGCGTCAGGAGAGCCAAATATTATAGGATTTGCCTATACAATCTTGCCAGGAACGTCGGGAGACCTTAATGTAGATAATACACAGGTTACAGTAGGTGGAACTGGTGTTTTCGCAGGGATACTTATTAACCCTAACGTGTATCCATCACAAGGGTCATCACTTGGAGTACTAGAACCAACATTAGAAGTCGCAAACGGTATTACAGGTCAATTTTCGACAATGGGTGAGTTTTTTGTTGGTATAGGTAACGCTGGCACTCAAGGTGAAGGTGTACATTATAACGATACAACAGGATCACTTGGTGCAGGTGATGCCGGTGTTGGGGAAACGCAAATAGTTGGAGCAGAAATAAATTTAACAACCACTTCACCAGGAATTACTTGGATTAAATTAACAGGATAAAGGAAAATATAATAATGGCACAAATGGGTAATGTAAAGCAATATTTTGGAGGCGGAACCAACGTATCCGATCACAATACTGTTACATTTAACAGGACAGGAAGAGAATATTCTCAGGTTGATATTGCTTCTAATGAAAATATCGAGCAATATTTACCATTCCTTTCACAAATGGGTGTGTATGCCTTTTCAAAAGAGGAGTTACAAAATGCAGGATGCAGTGCATCATTTGCAGGATTCGACGGATACGTTGGTGATGATTTAACGAATATTGTTTTAAAACCTAATCAGGGTATCCCTATACAGTTCTTACAAGTTCTATATCCTGGAGTTGTTAAAGCTGTAACACAGCCTAGAGGGATTGATAACGTAGCAGGTGTAGTGACTCAAGGTGATTTTGCGACATCTCAAGTCGCACAAAGAGTTCTTGAGCCAATTGGAAATTCCAGACCATATCAGGATAATGAATTAACTCAAGTTACTAATTACAACTATAATATTATTACAAGAGATGTAGTTAGATTTGAAAATGGGTCTCAAGTAGGATTCTTAGAACAACTAATGGCTTCAAAAATACAAATTAGCCCTATGAATGAGACAAGAATGGCGGCACTTGAATCGTTAGAAATAACAAGGAATGCTGTTGGTTTCTTTGGTTATTCTGCTAGTTCAACTTTTTCAAACACTTTCGGTATATTAAACGACCCTGAACTATTTACATACCAAACAGTAGCTTTGGGAGGTGGTGGTCAAACGGAATGGGCTGACAAAACATATCTAGAAATAGTTGCCGACATAAATTTCTTTGTTCAAGGTCTTCTTGATCAATCTGGTGGAGTTGTTAATCTAGTAGAAAAAGATGTGTCAAACAGGTCTACTTTATTGTTGTCCCAAGCAGTTATAGTTAACCTTAATACAATATCAGAATTCGGACGGTCTGTTAGGCAATATATCAACGAAACTTATCCAGGTATGAGGATTATTTCTGCCCCAGAATTAGACGGTGCTGATGGTGGTGAGGATGTTGCTTATCTTTATGTGGATAAGGTAAACGATGGCTCTACCGATGGAGGCAATACAATAATGCAGATAGTACCTGTTAAATTGCAATCATTTTCAGCTGTACCTGTACTTAAAAATTCTGTAAAATTTGCATGGGCTAACGCGACCGCTGGCGTGATGGTTAAAAGACCATATGCCGTTTTCAGAGCTTCAGGTATATAAAGGATAATATTTAGTATGTTTATTTTTTCAAAAAAACAATGTGACACGACTTATAACGTTTATGGGAAATCTGGTGGACGTGGTGTTTCGATTCTCAAAGGAGGAATTTTAGTCAAAGGTCTTCAATCGGACAGAAACAGAGATGGATACGCAGTTACGGAAGTAAGTAAAGAAGAGTACGATCTTTTGAATGCACATCCAGTTTTTCAACGTCATAGAGAAAGAGGTTTTCTTGAAGAGGGCGAAAAATTATCTGATAAGAAAAAGATTTTGCCTATGTTAAGTGGAAAAGACCCATCAGCTTTAATGACAGAGAAAGACTTGTCTGATGGCAAGAGTACTTCCACCCCTAATATAAGAAAGATTATGCCAAAAGCTAAGGAATGATTAATGACGGAGATTATTCTAGATATTCCTTTGTTTCGTCTAAGATTCCCTCAATATGCGGATGATTCGGTTTATACTGATGAGGCTATTCAAAATCAGTATGAAGAAAACAAGTGCATCATATCCAATATTGTCAACAGGAATCTAAGCGATGAATGTCTAGAAAGATCTTTATATCTTCTCCTTGCCCATACTCTTTTCTTCATATTGAGGACAAACAAAGGTATAGATAGTGGTAGGGTTTTGTCATCTACAATTAAGAACATATCAGTCACCAGAGAATCCACTAGATTGAGTTCTGATTCTGAATATTCAGATTGGTTGAAACAAACGCTATACGGACAAAAACTTAATATGATTCTGTACGTTCATAGTAGAGGAGGACTCTACACAGCGGGGAGTCGTCCAAAAAGATTATTCTTTGGTCAATAGAAATGGTAGATAATGTAAAGGAATGGAAAAAGCTATTTTTTTTCTTACAAGAAGCTAACGAACATAATGTAGAGGTAGGATTCTTTGAAAATTCTAAGTATCCCAGTTTAGGTGACACAAAAGGTAAGGATGTTTTGGTTGGAGATGTTGCAAGGGCTAATGAATTTGGTTCGAGTAAACAGGGTCGACCTCCTCGCCCATTCATGAGGAACGCACAACTTGCAAATAGTGCTAAATGGGCAAAAGTATTAGAGAAAAAGTTAAAAGTCGCCACAACAAGGAAAAATTATCAAAATTCTATGCTATTCGTTGGTTCAGTAATAGAGGCAGATATAAAGCAATCAATAGAAGATTTTCAGAAGCCATCTTTGGCAGAGTCAACAATAAAAGCAAAAGGTTTTCCTAAACCATTAATTAGCACAGCTATTATGTTGAATTCTGTTACACATCAATATGTCAAGTCCAAAAAAGGAAGTAAAAATGATAAAAAGTAATGAAATAAAATCTATTAAAGCAGCAATAAATTCTTATAATTTGGTATCTATAAATAAAATAACAATGGAAGATGGTATTAGACTGTTCTGTCTTGTTGAGATTTTAAGATCGTTTGATATAGATTACGAAAGTGTTAGAAGCTGTAATGGTCTTGATAGAACAGGAACCTATATAGAAGAATTGAATTCATATTTTAAGAAACAAGATGAAACATTGAAATATAAACCATCGTTTGAAGTGCAAAAAGAGATTATTAAAAAAAATCCAGACTCATCTTTGAAGGTTAATCCTCTTGTTCCTAGAGAGGTACAAAAAATACCAAATAATAACAATTCGTCAAATGTTTAATTATGAGTATACCAATACCAGGATCTAATCTATTTGAATTCGCTACTGACATAATAAATACGGATTCATTCGATTATTTTAAATTCAATAGCAGATCCACTAATTTAGTGGGGAATTTCATAACTGTTTTCGACAACCCTGTCACTTTGCAAGGAAGTGTTCAGCCTGTTCAAACAATAGAGATGAAAAAGCTTGGGTTGAATTTTAAAAAGCAGTATATCACTATACATGTTTCTACTAATATACTAGACTTTGATAGAGGGACGTCTGGTGATGAAGTGGTATTTGGTAGTGAAAGATATAAAGTTGAAACATCAGATAAATGGTTTGACATTGACGGATGGCAGGAACT